AACTACAACTGCTAACGGCGAAGATACGGACAAATAACAATATTGCCGGCATGGGTATGTATTATTCATAGGTTACCCACTGCCGGCCAACATTAAATTAGATTTGGTAATGTCAAAAATTTGTCGTATATTACATATAACAAAGAGACATTAACAAATAAAGATACAAGCGAAGCAAGGGTAAAAGGAAGCCGCCCTTATGGAGCTTGACTATTATAAACATTAAAGGCAACCAAAAAAAACAACATGGCTAAGAAAATTAGTACAAAAGTGAATTATCAGGTAACAGAATTAGTAAACAACTTAAACGAAGCGGCAACGACTCAAAGTGAGCAAAAGCGTGATTTCTTTACGACTAGAGCATTGTATAACGCAAAGCGTTTGTCGACTATCTTATCGACTGCAAAAGTAGGTGCGATGGCATTAGTATTAACTATCGGTATGGTAGCTTGTGGTACAGGTGCTTCAAACGAAGTTAAGGCTGACTCAACTGCGGTAGATTCTACAAAGGTAGATTCAGCGGTAGTAGCTCCAGTAGCTGATACTGCAACTGCGGTAAAATAATTAATATGATATCTTAAATCCTATCCGATAAGATAGGTAGTATCGTATCAATGTAGCGGCGAAAGTGTAATGGTTACCTCACGGACGTAAAAGCCCATGGGTTGCACAATAGTCTTCCAGATTATAGGAGTTAGTTCAATTCTAGCTCACCGCTCTATATATCAATAGCATCTCGGTTACTCAAAATGGTTATTCTCCGATTTACTTTACAAATGAAGCATTGATATCATATAAGATAGCACCCCGAGAGTGCTATCTTTTTTTATAACCAAACATAAACGAATGATTTATTTAAACACGAAGGTGCAAGGGTTAGGTCGTGCTCCTGCTGTAAGTATAGCACATATGGCTATGCGTTGGTGTAGGCGTGAGTTAGGAATTAACAAACGAAAAAAGTTTGAACCAATCTGGTCAGTAGTGAAAGGGTATGGTGATAATGATTGCGGAGCATACGACGCAGACGATAACGAAGTATGGATATACTGGGACCAGTGCGAAAGTGTGAGAGAGTTAATACAAACTTGCATACACGAATGGACACATCAATTACAACCAATAAGAACAAAATATTATAAATACCCAGGCTCATATAGTCGAAATCCGTATGAGAGGGAAGCGCGCAGAAACGAAGATAAGTACACAAAACAATGTTGGACACATATAAAACAAAATAACAAATGGATTACGCAATAAAGAAATTGAAACAAGACGAGGTAGTATTAATGAAGAAGATTAAGTCATTGCAAGATGGCAAGCCGAAGTGGGCAGCATCAGAGCAGTTAGATGAAATCAGGTCCGCAATACAATTGTTAGAGCGATACAACAATATAACAGAGCAGGACATAGAGAATGAAGATGAATACTTAAAACAAATATTTGAATTGCAGCCGGCAAAAGCAAAAGCATAGTCGGACAATCTTAATAAAAATAAATTCAGTTCAAAAGCAAAAGCATATAGTAGTATGAATAGTAATAGTAGTATAGTAGACATAGACATAGAGAAGTATAATAGTATAGAGAAAGAAAGAGAGAAGATAATGGGTGATGAAAAATTCATTGCATGGTTGAATGAGTATAAGATAGGTAGCAGAATAGAAGTGAAAGATTATCGAGCTACTGAACTTATGCAACAATACACTAACTATCCAAAGTGGGTAGCGAGTAAGTATTAAATAGAATATGGTTTGGTTTATTCATAGGTTTTTATTTTAATTACAAAGAGCTCCCGTAAGGGATGACCCGATAGCAGGTGGTAGAGCTATCGGGTTCTTTGTGCTTGCGCATGCAAGAGAACACCACGCACCGAGTTTCGTGTAACTAGGAAAGCAGACGCAATTGTAAACCGGGTCGGATACGTGCGAATACCGGGGTCAATTTTTTTTGCTATGGACGCAATTTTGACATGATATATGATATACACAAAGTGAATTTAAGTGTTTTTCTTTTAGTTAAGATATACTTATTAATACGATATCGGAATAGGTTGACTTATTTTCTAACTTAAACAAAACGAAAATGGCATTATTAGATTTCGTATTCTCACTACAATTCGCAGTGGGTGTATTGGTAGGGTGGAAGTTAATTCCTTACGCAGTAGGATTTGTAAAAAGGTTTATTAAATTATAACCAGAGACCCTCTACTTAAAACGTAGGGGGTTTTTTATTTCTATTTGAGATATTTATTAGTATGAAAAAAGATAACAAAATAAGACTTAAAGAATTGTTAGTAAAGGTATGTGAAGGTAAATGTGAAAGATTACCTAATGAGAACGATGAGGACTTTATTACAAGATGTGGTAATGACGCATTCAATCAGAAGTATATTGATATGTACAAACAAGGTAGAGGTAGTTTTAAAAAACCAAACTACATAAAGTAAATGTTAGATGAAAAGATATATCAGGAAGCAAGTACTGAATTTGGTACTACTATTGGTGTAGCACATGTTGTTGGATATAAGACAAAGAAAGAACACGTAGAGGAAAGAACCAAAGCGTCTTATCAAGCTCTATCCGATAATTTGGACATTAATGATATTATATGTGACGCAATATATAATGATGTGTATGTAGAGTTGCAAAGGAAGATATATGAATTGAATAAAAAGAGAAGAAAGGGTACAAAAGAAATTACTATTTATAAAAAAGCTTGGAAAGAATTAATTTAAATGGCACAAAGAAAATTAGAAAAGAATCCCGATAGATATGTTAAGATTCCTATGGGATGGGAAGTTACGGCAAAGCCAGAAGATAAGCAGGCCGTTC